TGTGGGGTACTGTTAGATGGAAACCACGCTTCCCATGGCTGTGGAGGAAGAATCCGTCTTGGATAGACGCATTCAGATCTGTTACTGGCACTAATGCCAGTATGATCCCCATCACAGTATGGAAAGCTCTCCCATGGTCGTGGGCGATCGACTGGTTCACGAACGCATCTAATGTGTTCTTGGCCACTCGAAATATCGTCCTGTACAAACCCTCACAGGTTTGTATCATGAGAGAAACGTCAGGTGACGCATTTTACATGGAGAAGAAGTATACGACCAAGCGCTTTATCACGCCTGGCCATATACATACTCGCTACATGGAAAGGTTCGTCTATAACCCAACTATCGATGCTACTCTACGGGTTCCTTTTATGGACCCGTTCAGACTATCGGTACTTGGCAGTCTATCGGTGCTCGCCATTACTGGTAAGCGCTGAAGACTCCAAGGATGACTGCAAAATGTTCGCAAATACCATCACTCTCACCATCAATGCCGTGGCGAAAGTTCTTCGTCGCGTCAATCAGGACAACTATGGTTCTGAGTACTCGTATTCGAGTGCTACAGAATCAATTGTCATGAAGATCCGCCATTCGGTCGACTCTGTCGACACGAAGACGGGTATGATTATGAAGCGTCACAATGTGTTCGTTGAACACACTGTGTTCCCCACTGTAACTGAACTTCTTCGGAAGTTCACTTACACTGCCACCCTCCGTAATGGAGAGTACAATGACCCCGCGGCTGTTGCCGATCTGGGTCTGGCAGTTAATGTGTGGCTTGCTTCCGGCACCATCATCGACGATATTGCTATCGGCGAGAATTGATGTCGTTCTTCAAGACACTCATTCGGGTCGTCATCCGGGTGCTCAAGGCCTTAGTCTCGCCTCGAGCGATCTAGATCACAAGCTTCTTGTGAGTGATGATGGGTAAGCGCGAACGGTAGATCTCCAATCCAACTAGAAAGGTTGCTGGAATGAAAAGCTACTTAGACTTAGCAGTCACCGTCTACGGAGGCATCATTTCTGATGCTATCCACCGATGGCCAATGCTACGGAGCTCTCTGGAAAAGGACTTTTCCTACCTCCTTAGAGCGAGTCAAACGAGGGGTCTTGGTTTCTTTACCATTACCCTTCCTCAGGTGGACAAAGCCCTTTGTAGGGCCTTGGACGCCGGAGATCTTAGCCACTTCAAGGCCCCGCAAGGGTTTCCTTGGAGCAGCACGAAAGGACCTGAATTATTCAGGGATCTTTTCGCAAAGATATTTGACGAACGTGGTACGCTTAGGTCGGGGCCGGACGACGTTGACGCGGTTCTCTTCCTTAGGCAGCTTTTATGCTGCTGTAAGAAGATGAAACTCGCTTGCGCCTCATCGAAAACCTTAGAGGTGATTGATGAGTTCTTCGAAATCGAAGACGCCCTACCCCGATCCCACGAAGATACCTGGGACAGCGATGTCCCAGTGTGGAGAGACCGACACGGGCACCCCTTGTGGGGTGTACGTGACGAGCCTTCTACACCGTACCTTCCTGGTATGGAGTATCATGATAACAGTCGTCTTCCTTGGGATAATCTCCGTGCTTTCACGCGCAGAGTTGTATCCGAACTTGGAAGTGTCGACTGGTGGGATCTCAGACCCAAGCATGGGCCTGGCGTTGTATCCGACAAAAGTGACGGGCTCAAGTATGAGCAACGAAACTGGCCTCGGAAACTTGGCCTCTGGTTCCCCTACGATTGGTATGGATCAGGCCTTCTTGAAGGCGGACCCGTGCCTACCGATAGAGAACCCCCCTCACGGCTCATTGCAGTTCCCAAGTCCCAAAAAGGACCCAGGCTTATCTGCGCTGAGCCAACTAGCCACCAATGGATGCAACAAAGCATCTGGAGATGGCTTGAAGGGGCAATCGGAAAGTCGAATTTACTTCGACGATCCATTGACTTTAGAAGCCAAGAGACCCAACGAAAGTTGGCTCTCAACGCGTCCATGGGTGCAGAGCACGCGACGATCGATTTGTCGAGTGCTTCGGATAGGTTGTCTACAAGACTAGTCGAGTTTATCTTCCAGGGTCATGAGATCCTAGAAGGTTTCCACGCTAGCCGAACTAGACTCCTTATACAGAACATTTCTCATAGGAGGCCTTCTTGCCACCTATTAAGGAAGTTCTCCACCCAAGGATCCGCGATCACATTCCCGGTGCAGACGATAGTATTCACGATTCTCGCCGTTTGGGCTCTACGCCTTCACGAAGGGTCAAGTGAGAACACATCGACTGCGCTCCTGGAGCGTGATTTCGACCGTGTCCACGTCTTCGGGGACGATATAATCGCCCCCGCTGACGCATTAGAAGCCATCAAGCTCGTATTCCACGAGTGTGGACTGAAGATAAATGTCGACAAAACTTACGGAGGTGAGAACTTCCGTGAATCTTGTGGCATGGACGCCTACAAGGGTCACAACGTGACCCCGGCGTATATACTTCAGCCGTATGACGGCAGTCCGTCGTCGATGGCATCCGTACTAGAATCGTCCAACAATTTCCATACTCATGGATTTTGGAGGGCGGCAGAAGTACTGATGGACGTCTTCCCCAATCAGGAGTTAAAGCTCCTGAGAGTGGTGGGCGTCAACGACGGGCATCTTGGCCTTACATCATTCTGTGGTTCTCACTATTCCCATCTTCCTCGGAAGTGGGACCGCGAGCTACACAGATGGTATACGGAGTCTCTAGGAATCACCCAAAAGGTGGTCAAGAGACGTGGCCAAGATTCCGCAAGC